TATCCAAGAGCTTGCATCAGCTTAAACTGCATTAAAAGCTCTTCCGAATTTAGTGTACGAATTGGTATTTCTGATATCATTGTTTTTTAGGGCTAGTTACCAAAGGTTGCTTATTGTCTAAAATTACTTGTGTTTCTACAGCTTTAGCTACATCTTCCAGCTTACCTTGTTGCTGAGCCTTCATTTGTTCTACTAAGGCTACATGCTCATTACCTGCCGAGAAAGGAGCAAAGTGTGCATCAGAATCAGCAGATACCTCTTCCTTTGCTACTGGTGCTACAGGCGCTTTATCCGTTGTTGTCTTCTTCAAACCCTCGGGTTTCGTTGCTTCCATCTTCTCAGATATTGCTGTCATAGCATCCATTACCTTCATAGTATTCTCTAGTTCCATTTCCTTATATCTCGCTTCCAATACCTGAACCATGATATCCGACATCTTACAAATCATAGTCCATAAAAGCCTTTTAGATTTTACGTCATTAGGATTGCTAAAATCAATGTTATTAATTCTCTGTATGGATTTGAAAGCGATTAGCCTACGCATTACCCTAGACCTTAAAATAGGATCAGCAGCGTATTTGGTAGTTCTTTGCAGGATATCCAGATAATCGTCATCCCACAAAACAGCAAAGTAAACAGTATAAACTTTACCGTCTACGCCAGGAAAGTCATAAGGTTTAGATAATTGGCCAAAGTTAACCAATTGCAGAAGTTCGGATTCTTGAAGTGTTTTATTATCTTCTAAATCCAAATCAAAAAGAATATCAGTATTTACTTTAATCTCAGATTGTGTGCCCGCCATTTGCTCAGCCCCTTTCAAAAAATGTTAACTACCACAAAAAGAGTATGCAGATATTCCCGATCTGCATACCCCTACAAATTAATTAGAAACCCGAAGCTACATAACCGACGTTAATACTTCCAGTATCTGCGACAGCCGCAGTACCAATCGTTATCGGAACGCTCATGCTAGCTATTGTGCAGTTCTTGTAAACTGCTAAAATAGTTACGCCTGCCGTAGTCCCATCATACCCCGCAGTAGTCGGAAGTGTGGTAGTACGATAAGCGTGGCTTACTACAATACTAAAGGGTATCTGCTGTTGATCTAACGTCCGCATCAGGTTTACACCTGCCAAACGTCCAGCCGAAGGCCCAACATAGTTCTGATCCTTCATAGCTCCGCCAGAACCTTTTAAATTGTATACGTAGAAGCCACCAAAGCCCAAGGTAACGATATCAGGGGTCACCACAATATCTACAGGAATACCTGCGTCTACGCTATTCAGATGCCTTATCTGAGTAACGGTACGGGTATGCCCTAAAGTGATGTTACTAATAAAACCTATTGGCCCTACTGTCTCGCCAGGTAACCAGATATCAAAGCATGTAGACATCGCTACATGGCTTGACGCCGATTGTGGCACTCCCCCCAACTTTAGTGCGTCATTAATTATTCCAGCCATTGTAAATCCTTTCTATAAGATGTTATATTTTAACGAGTTATGCGCCGACCAAATCAAAGCCCCACTGAAAGTCAAGAACGTTAATTGGGTAAACGGGCTTGTAGCTAAAGGAGATTATCACCCAAGTAGGTCTTGTCGTGTCTTGGTAAACGGTTACATCGCCTTTCAAGCTATTAATGATTGGAACACCTATCAGCTCATCTAATACTTCCTTAGTAGTAAACTTTATAGCTGACCGCACCGTATCAATATTCTTCTTGCCAACATATTTACGGTTAGCATCTCTCAAACGACGAGCCATATAAGCTTCGGCTAAGACGATTGATAGTTCTGAATCCTCTACACTGGCTTGTGACACCGTTAAAGCATGTCTTACGTAAAGGTTATTGAACTGGTCTTCCAGCACTAACCCACCATTAGCGCCAATAGCGTCTTTGCGAGCATTAAGCCATAGCTTAACTGTACCCGCTACTCCGCTAGAGATGCCGTAAACCTGCTTCAAAGTCGGAGGTTCGGCAGGGTCAGGTAAAGCGCAAACCATACCCATAGTAGCTATAGCATGCCACTGTCCATCTACGGCTTGATTAAGAGTGTAACCACTAGTCTGCGTAGAATTATCGATCACACAAACGTTGTCAGTAGTATTCTGCCAAGAGTTGATGTAAGGCTTTCCACCGTCAGTAACTACAAACACGCAACGATTAGAGCCGTTAAAAGCTTTAATCTTGTTAATCACCTTATTTACATCGGAATCCGATAAAACGGCACTAGTGGTGCTTACAAACCCAAAGCGGTCTTTAGCATTAGCCGTAGAACTCATGGAATTACAATGCGCGATAAGGGTTTGGTTTACTAAGTCTGAGGAGCTAGTAGTAGCCATCAGAATCAAGTCCTGAATGCTTTCGCAGGCGCTAATAGCGTCTTGGAATCCCACTATCTCTCCATTACTCACTTCAGGCGCAACTAAGTACATCGAAGAGTTAGCTGAGCCCACTCCCGCAGGCCCCATAACCAACCTAGCAGCATTAGAAGCTTCTGAACCAATACCGTGATCAATCTGTATAGTGTTGGTATCAAAATAGCGCTTCGGGCTATTGTAATTGTAGCCAGAATAATTGTAAGCCACAAACACTAAAGCGCTATTAGCTGGCGTATGCATTGTCGCATTAGTCGCCGATAAAGTTAAGGCTCCCGCAGAAATAGCGGTAGTCAACGCTATCGAAGAAACCGTACCATCAGTAATGGTCTGAATACGCGCCCAATCGGTAGTAGAACCAGACGCTGGCTTAGCATAAAGCTTATAACCACTGGCGTTAGGTACTTTACCCCAACGAATAGTAACCGTAGAAGAACTACTGGCTACGTTGTAAGAAGTAGTGCCTCCTGAGCTATATTGAGTAGCAATCGTCTGATTGCCATTAGCGTCAAGAGCCGTCAAAGCAAATTGGTAATTGCCTGCGGTAATAGAACCACCACTAGCTATCTGGATAGGATTATCGAATTCAGGAGCCAGTAAAGCAGGTGCGGCACTGAAGTCAAGAATTCCAGTAGTAGAAGAAAAAGTAAAGTCTATATCTTCCAAATACTCCTTCTTGTAAGGATCAGTACTGGTAGTAGAAACCGATACCAAGCCCCTCATTCCAGTAAGAATGCTTAAAGCCGTAGTCAGCTTAGTAGAAGAGCTGTAAGTAAGCTTCTCATAATTAAGAGTATCGCCAGCGGATACTACTATACCGTTAATGGAGGCGTAAGCCGTTCCATCTGACGTAGCTACCGCTGTACGGGAAATAGTTACATTAGTGCCAAGTGATTTAGCAATAACGGTAGGAATAAAAAAGCTGGTATTTCCTAGTGGAGTTCCACCCTGTCCAACTCTCTCAGTAATAACTGTTGGCGCGGTATAAGGCATGTTGTATCCTTTCTTTAATTGTAAATTTTAAATCTATGAATTATCTGGCGTTGAATCAACTTCTATACCGTCTACTGTCGGTGCCACTACTTCCATATATTGGTGCCACTCGGCATCCATTATAACATTCAACTTCGTTAAGTAAATTTCTCCCCCTAACTTACTACCCGTCTCTTTAATCGGATTAGAGAACTTTACCTGCGGTCTAACGTTAACAAATCGGGTTCCCATGTGGAACGGGACGAACTGCATTAATGCGAGGAACAATACGTCAGCTAACTTCGCTACATTTCGCTTACCAGTATCTCTGATACTTAGCGTAGTATTGAGATTAGCTAAGCCAGTATAATGCTCATAAAGATGTCCTTGTGCATCTTCTACTAATCCATTTCTATTACCTAATGAAACTGGCACTCCATCTACTGGCAAAGATTCTACCGTTACTTGAGGCACGTTCTGAGTTTGATCGGAGTAGCTAGCAACAATTGTCAATTCTTTGTTAACCTTCTTCAATTCCCTATTAAAAGTAATGCCTAGCGGATACCTCTTAAAAAAGTCCTGCAATATCTCTACTGTCAAATTAGAAATTTCTTCGCTGAGCGTGAAAATGAAACTACATGAGCTGAAGGCGTCTATAGTAGCGCGATTTCCCGCCGCAATGTTAAGCGAAGAATATAATGTGTCTCCACTAATTCCGCTACCACTCTTTTGATTTACCATTTCATACCCTCTTAAATAATCAATGTAGCTGGCGTACCTAAAGACAATGTAGTTGAGTTCGCATCAAGGTACGCGATAATAGAATTTATCTTGTCCTTTAAAAGCATGTCATCTGCTTGCGAGCAATCTATCTCATCCGACGCTAACTTAGGAATTACCTCAAACTTGTCATAGCCATTTACTACTTGTGGAATAATTCCCGTCTTGTATGCTACTACGGTATATATGTTGTACTCCACATCGCTGAACCCATACTGGCCATCTCCTTTATCAACTCCCACAATCGGATCGCCGTTGCTGTCCGTGGCCCGTGTGCCTGTGATTGTGTAATCACTCGCTATCGAAATTGGCCACAAATACAAGTGAACAGTTAAATTTTCGTAGCCGTAATTACTGAACTTTTCGTTCACGGTGATATTAAAAATCGTGCGGGCAACGGACATTTAATTCCCTAATTTTAAACAAACAAGATTTCGTGCCTACATACTGACGGAATTGATTCAATTTAAGGAGTACACTTTTCCAAACCTATCACTTCTAAAAAGCCTCTTTTTAGTATTTCTTCCATAAGTTCTTTTGATTCCTGATCTCCGATTCCGTCCATGTTCATTTCTACCCCCATGGAGGGAACCTGATTTGGTTCCTCTATTTTATCCGATAATCCCTTATAGTCCATAGACTTAGGAAGAAAGTGTCTATTGGCATCTATTCTTAATTTAGGCAAGACTAAAAATTTGTCATCAAATCCTTCCAAATCCTGGGAATAAATAAGAATTTCGCCGTTTTCTACCTTGTAACTGATTTTGTAGGTTTTGTCGCCTACTGGTACTGAGAATACCTTATCCTGACGCTCCATTAGAGCCTGTTTAAGGGCGTTGATGTAATTCTGATACAAGGACTCTACCATATCATTATCAAAGGCCCAGGCTAAGCTAAACACGTTACAGCCCTATGGTGATGGAGGATACTGCGAGGGCAAAAATCCCACATACCCCCTGCCAGTTCCACTTCCAGAACGGAAAGTTTCTGCCGTCGAACTTTCAATCTCTCCGTCCAAAATGCTACTTTCTTCAGACAACTGCGCGGGAGCGTCAGAGCCTCCCCCACGTCCTCCGTTCAAAGCATTACCCTCTGGCCGAGCCATTACACCCCCTAAGACGTTTCCTCCCTCTATCCGCTCTACTGGCTGTACTATCGGAGGCGCTGATAAGCGGTATCCCATATCGAACAATTGCATGGCCTCCAGCTCTCCACTTTGCGCAGTTGCGTAGCCCTGCGATTGCCTTAATTTAGGATTCCTAATACGATATCTAACATTGTGCGCTCGCACTAAAATATCGCCGTCAGCGATCCGAGGGTAGACTCCCGTGGCAAACGTTGGGTTCTGACTTATGGTGATTCCAGGGGCCTCAGCTAATAATTGTTTTTTAGCTGAACGAATTCTGGTGAAGACGTTTTCTATTAGAGAATATCCTCCAATGTACATACTTCCATAACATTTTGGGCAGGCGCTATCGTGCTCGCCCGTCCTAACGTTGACACAAGAGCAGTATTCTCCTGCCCACTTTCTAACAAAGAAATGCACTGGCTCTGCTGATGAAAACCCTTTGGGGTCTAACATCATATTCGTCCGCATTCGTATCGTCGGCAGAATATATGCTTGGATACCAGATAGTGGTTCGCTAAAGGTTACAGCAGTACTCTTCGAAAGAGGCAACTGCACTTGCGCCTGAGAAACTGGCACTACTTTGTAGTACCAAGCTATTCTTTCATTGCCTACTGGAATACCACCAGCAAAGCCACGATCCTCAAAACTGTTTATCTGTATAACAGAACTGTTGACTTTATACCAGTCATTTGGGGAATCTGAAATTGACTCGGCGCGATAAATATTATAACCGTACTGCCCAGATATGTGGGTCCAGTTAAGATATACTATGTATGATCCTGATTGGGTTAAAGTTCTCGTAACGACAAGCCCAAAGTCATAAGGATCACCAGTATCGCCGACTACGTTATTTATTTCCATATTACGCTGCCTTTGCTATTTTCTCTCGTTCCCATCTTAACTTCTGCCCTTTACTCATTTTAGCACGAGTTTCTTCTGAAAGTTTATCTTCTCCTCTTTCTTTTCTCAACCGCCAAGCTTCCTTAATATTTTTTCGACCCTCTTCAGACATCGTTCTATCTTTTTTATTCTGCCATCTTAACCGCAAAACCCTACTCATATTTTGTCTTATCTCTTCTGATCTTTTTTTACCTGTAAGCTTTTCTGATAATAATTTTTTAGTTTCTTCCTTGTGCTTCTTTCCAAAAAACCCGTTTTTCTCCCCTTTATTTCCAGCACTGATTTTTGCTTTAGTTTCCTCTGAAAGAGGAACTCCTATTCTAGGAGATTTCCAACCATTCTTTCTTCTTAATTCCCATTGTTTTTTAGCTGCTATGGAAGCCTGCTCTCTTTGTTGTTGTGAAATAATTTTACCTTTATTTGCAATAGATATTTTTTGTCGTTGCTCTTGAGAAATAATTTTACCTTTATTTCCAGCACTAATTTTTGCTTTAGTTTCTTCCGAACAAGGTATTCCCGGACGTTTCCTTCTAGCTTCCGACATTTTTCTTTTGGTCTCTTCGGTATGTTTAAAACCTCTTTTAGACAAAATCATTTTTTGAATAATCTCTTTAGAAAGATGCTTTCCAAACAAAGGATGATCTGCACCTCTTCTAGGATTTGAATGCTCTCTTATTTTTCTTTTATGTTCTTCAGAAAGCTTTTTTCCATAATTAGGATTATTTGGTCCTGAATTCGCTATGGATAGCTTACGTCTTGTTTCTTCACTCTTAATTCTTCCTTTAGCGTCTATACCTAATTGACGTACCTGAGCCATTCGAGAAGGACTATTTAAAATAGATTTCCTAATTTTTTCTATAGTCTCTAATGAAGGATGTTTTCCGAAAAGAGGGTGGGCACTGCCTCGCAGAGGTTTAGCGTTTTCTCTAATCTTTCTTTTAGCTTCTTCTGAATGTTTTTTACCTTTCATTCCAGAGGGTTTTCCTTTACGTGCTTCTATTCTTAACCGAATAGTCTCTAAAGACTGTTTTTTACCAAACATAGGATTACCAATACCTTTACGACTATTAGATAAATTTTGTTTCCATTCTTCTGTATGTGGCTTACCAAACATAGGATGCCCAGGGCCAGGTAAAAACCCCTCTCCTCCAATAGCAATATTATAACCAATTTTAGGGTCTCTAGCATTAAGAAAGAGTATCCAATACTGTTCTCGTTCCGCCCAATTATCTTTAGTACATATTTCTAAAGTTTCTCTTTTAAAATTTTCTAATTTATACTTTTTAATTGCCCGTTTTATCCAAAGACCTGATCCTAGATACCCCTTCCTATTACCACTATATTTTCCAACATATATCTTACCATTTACTAAATTAGTTGTTTTATAAATAATAAGCATCTTAAGCCTTACAAATAGTTAAGTAAAATTCTGAGACTCCCGTAAGGTAATCCATAAATTTTTTATACGCTACCTCGCTTTCTAGTACTGCGGTTAGCCCTGCTAAGATTCCATATATTATCCCAACTGCTACACAACCCTCAATATCTTTTACTGTATTCGCTACATGAAATAATACGTCTGTTCTACCACCTGGTACATCCATTATCTGAAAGCATTCCCCATGTTTTGGGTGAATAGTTCTTTTAACAGCATAATTTCCTTCTGGAATACAACTGATAAAAGCTTGATTATTTTTATCAGGAAGCTCTAAGGTCTTTACTAATTCGGTTCCGTCTTTTAGTAATAAAATCCCTAAAGTCTCCTTCTCCTGATAAGTACGTTTAAGCGTCAGCTCCACCCCTCCGTTATAAGCAGGAGTAAATACCGCAGGCGCTGGTTCAGGGTTAGGCGTCGGCTTAGTATCAGGCTTAGGATCAGTCCCTTGGTTGGGTGTAAGGTTGGGTGATAAGTTGGGTGAAGATGAAGGCGTCGGATGAGGATCGGGACTAACTATAGGAATAACTGGTACAATAGGAGTAGGCGTATTACTCTTAAATAAACTCATTATCCAATCAAAGAAATTACCCATTAATTACCTCCATTAAAGCACTTTCTACTACCTTAACCAAGTCCTCTAATTCTCCTCCTAAGCCTACTTCTATTTCTACACCTTCTTTATCTGCTATAATTATTTTAGATACCTCTTCTCTAACTTATCAAACATCGAAGGCGTCACTACCTTAGTATCGTAAATGTCTTTAGCCAGTACTTCATAATCCCCGCCCTCTAACTTATATTCCTTAAGCCTGAGGGTCTTAAACTCACGAGATATCGGATATTTGGTAATCAAACCATTAGTCGTCTTAATAAATTCTAAAGTAGCTTCTGCTTCTCCCTTAAGCTTTAAATTGTAAGCTACCACCGAATAAAGGTATTCATTTATATCCTTATCTTCGTAAGCTTTGTAAGGCTTAATCCATTCCTTATTCTTTATAATAGCATAAACGGGAGTCTTCAATTCCTCTGAAGTGTATTCTATACCTTCAGGTAAATCCTCTGAAAGCGGTACATCCAAACCCATGCCTTTAATCCTATCTACCTCAGCTTGGAAGAAAACACCATGCGCTCCCCCAAAGTCGTATCCTGCTCTCTCTTGTAGGAGTTTTACGTGTATAAGCTCGTGAGCCATAATTTTTTCAAATAACGAGGAGTCCATCCGATATTTACCACTAATCACTAACTCAGTTACCTCAGCTTTATCCCCCAACCGCGTCGCCTTAACCTTACCCAAATCCCTAGCAATATTCCCGTAACGCATCTCAAAACCTAAATCAAGCTTCCCCTCAAAATACTTGTCGTTAAGCTCTCTAGCCGTAGCTTGGATATCGTAAGAATTAACAGAAGCCGACGCTATCTTAACAGCCGTACCCCCCTTCTCATTTACTTCACGTAAAAAAGCCCCTAACTCTACCTTATTATGAATCGACTGCCCCTCCAAGAAATCATCTGCAAAATCTATAAAAACAATAAAACCTTCCTCCAACTTCTCTTTAATAAATGGTATAGCTACATCAATACCCTCTACCGTCGCAGTCATATTAAGCCATGTACCCATAGCATACCACCGAACATACCCCATTCGATACGCCTCCATTAAAGCCCCACTATGCGAGCTATCCGACGCGTCTACATCTTTATCCTCCTTCGGATTTCTACCTAAAATAGTTTCCGCCGTATACCAAGAATGAGATACCCCTAAAGGCAAATTAATTATCTCCCCATCAGGAGCAATAAAACCCCGATCCTTATCTATAGCCGACGCCTCCGAAAGCAAGGCCGACGTAATTGAATGAACATCCTCCATCAAATTAGTAGAAGAGGAAGAAGCCGACGCTTCTCTATCATCCAAAGCTTCCTTGATTATTTCAAAATTACCCTCAGAACCAGATATCTTAGTATCCTGCACTAACTGAAAAGGAACACCCTCTACCTTAACTACCGTCCCTTCTTCCAAAGTATCCTTATCTCCCCAATTCCCTTCCTTTATCTCAAGCAAAGCCGTCTCCAACTTATCCAAATCATCATACTCTTTGTAAGGTACTCCGATTTTTTCCAAAAGTTCTTTTTCAAGAGCCGTCTGTTCTCCCCCTAAATAGAACACTATATAGTCCGCCTTAAGCATTTCCGCTATCTCTTCATAGATATCCTTTACTGGGTCGTAATCCGCTTTTACTGGATTATAAAAAGTGAGATCAGTAAACTTAGCGATAATAGGAGTACGCCAATCAGGTTTAACCGAACCACCTAAGAAGACGGTAGGTTTGGTACTTTTATCGTTAGGCATTAGGCTACCTCTGATAAAAGCACACTAAAATATTCAGGAGAGTCTATTTGAAGCTCTTCCTGATTCTCTTTATTTTCTTGCTGACGCTTATTTTCATAATATCTCTTAAGACCTTCAGATACCCTTTTTCTTTGCTCTTCAGTTTTTTTAACTCCCTTTACCCTAGCACGAAGTTTTTCTACCCACTCCTCAGACATCTTTCTGCCTTTCAATTTAGCAGATATTTTAGCCTTAGTCTCCTCAGCCATGGGCTTTCCATATTGATAGCACTGCGGGCCAGTTCTTGGTATCGTCCTTTTATCTATTTTTGGCTTTAATATATCAATATCATAGTTTGGATTTTCTTCTAAATGCTTTTTATGCCAATATTCTCTTTTAGCTTCTGCAATTTTTTGTTTGTGCTCCTCCGAAAAAGACTTTCCTTTTCTTGCTTCTGACATTTTTCTACGAGCCTCGTCAGAAGCATGTTTTCCCATATTTATTTCAGATAAATGCTTTTTAACTTCCTCAGACCTAACTTTACCTGTATTAGCTCTAGAAATTTTAGCTTTTCGCTCTTCTGAAGCAGGTATCCCAAAATTAGGAGATAATTCCCCACTCTTTCCATACATAGGATTGTTCTCGCCAGACATTGCTTCAGATATCTTTTCCTTTGACACTTCTGACATCTTTTTACCTTTTTGTGCATCAGATATCCTTTTTCTAGTCTCTTCAGAAAGATTCTCTACTTTATGTGCATCAGAAATTTTAGCCTTAGTTTCATCAGAATGAACCCTACCAAAAAAGGGATTTCCTTCTCCTGACATCATTTCTGATTGCTGTTTTAATCTTTCTGGAGAAGGATGCTTTCCAAACATAGGATTGTCTGGCCCTGTGCCCCCGCCATCTCCGCCAACGTTTATATTGTAACCTATTTTCTTATTTCTAGCATCTAACTCTTTTATCCAGTACTGTTCCCTTTCGTTAATATTTTCTTTAGTACAAACCTCTAAAATTTCTTTCTTAAAATTCTCTTTTCCGTATTTAGTAATAGCATACTTCAATAACTTTCCTGAGCCCAAATAACTTTTCACGTTAAGGGCATCTTTTCCAACATAAAACTTTCCGTTAATAAGATTTGTCGTTTTGTAAATTATCATAATGTAAACTAATTCTCTAGCCGTAAAAGGTGTTCTGCATCGTACTTTGTAAACTGAGGCAGCGCGTGGTATACAAAGGAAAACGCCCTGAATTCATTCCTTTACCTCCGCGTAAATCATGGAAAGCTTTATCTCTTTTCCAAGTAACTTTAGCTTGTTGATATTGTGCATCAAGACTTCTTGCATTCTGGTAGAAATTCGACCGATCCACTTGGAAGGATAATTCATCGCTGTAATTTATCCGATTATAATTTTCGAAAACGCCCATTGCTGAAAGGGCAAAAATAAATCCTCCGAGTATTACTAACCCATTATTTTCACTATACATAAAAGGAAACGAATATTCTTGTGGCGAAGGAGGCGTCTGCCCAATATCTAAACGAGCATCATCTACAAAACTGTACAACTCTTCATCCGACCAACGATTTCTAGGAGAGTCTATTAGGTATCTCCTTGATCTCTTATCTCCTAAACGCAATCTAAGAGCATTAACAAAATACTGCTCCACAGGAATTTCAGCCGCTGCAAAGGTAAGAACATGAGTTACAGGAGTTATTCCCGTAGCCGAGCCAGTAAAAGTAAAAACATAAGTTCCTGCCCCTAATGCATCACCATTACTGTTTTTCATTAAAAAGTTATAAGACCAAACCCCACGGGAATCATCTACCCGAGAAAGTGGCTTCATTACTTTTATGTCAGTAAGAGGTTGCCCATCTTTAGTAATGGATACAGAATAAGTAGTGGGGTCAAAATATTGATTAGTTGCGGGATCGACAAAATCTATGCTGACCGAACAATAATCTTTAGCTATAGAAATGCCTTGGACTGAAGTGGCTTGAACCTGTGATCCATTAAGCATATTTAATGTTGACATATTAACGCCTCTTTAATTGCTGAGATACTGGCTCTTAACGTTATCTGAGTACGGCCATCCTCATTGTTGCAATCCGTCTCCATTTCACTCGTCAATTGCTGATTAATTTTCTCGTCGAATTTGCGTGGAGGATGATCGTCTACGATGAAGGGGTCGAGGACGGCTTGTTTGATATCGGAGAAGGCGTCGGCTATAGCCTTATCTGTAGTAGAGGCGTCGGCTAAAACCTTCTCTGCCCCAATAATAGCACTATCGCTAACTAAGTTATCTTCTTGTTTGAATTCTTTACTAAGGATACCGACTTCTCTTAGCCCATTTTTGATATCAGAATCTACTGAGAAATTGAATTCGCCTAGAAAGTCGTTTAGAGAATTGTTTTTTTCCAGCATTTTAGAAACCCCAAATTTTTCAAGTAGCTCAGCCAAGCTTTCTTCAATTGAATCAAGTATCAAATCAGCTAATTTCTCTCCTACTATTTCTTTTTCCATTAGCCATTCCTACCTTCCTTATTGCGGTTTGATAGTAGTTACGTCAGTGCCTTCTGGAACTAATGTAATGGCTTTAGTATTGGGGTCAACGGCTGTAGGTATTACCCGCTTATCTGCTCCTGATTCGTCTTTAATGGTTATAGGCTGTCCTAGTGGGATAGTAGCGTCATCAGCTTTCTTCACTGTATTAGCCATTTTGTCTAAGCCATCTACTGTAAAGGTCAAGCCAGAGGGATTCCAATTCACGTAAACGCCAGAACTTTGTGTGATTTTAACGCTTTCTATTAGTGGCTTTTTAGTCATAGAATCCGTGGTATCTATGCCAGTAGCAGGAGTAGCTATTGAGGCAGGGCCTTCGGAAGGCGCTATAGCACTAGTTTTAGCGCCTTCGAGAGTCATCTTCTGTTCAATTATTTCAGGCTTCTTTTCTTTTTCTAATTCTCTAGCTTTAGCGTCACTAGGGATATCTTTATGCCCACCTCCGGCACCAGGATGCCCCATATGACCTGCTTCTTTAGCCTTATTCATAACTAACTGTCTAAATTTGATGGCTGAGCCATAAGGACTACCCATATCCTCTAATGCTTGTTCTACGGCTAATACCTTATTGATATCTCCGCCTACTTCTTCTAGCGTCCATTCAATGTTTCTGTTGACGAAGGATTCCGCGATTTCTTGAGGGGTAGCGCCCTCGGAAGCAATTACTTTAGAACCTTCTTTATATCTAGCTATTTCGGCCATTATCTTTTTAAGATTACTAGTAAGCATTTCGTTAGCATTTAAAACATTGGCGTCAAGCATTTCCTGGAAAACACGGCCAACGGCTTCAGGGTCTCTTACTTCTTCGCCCCCAATAACCGCGTCTATTAAGTCTTGATAAGTAAAACCGTCTAATAAGCTGTCTTCCGTAGAGAAAGGAAATTCGGTAGCTAACTTCTTAGACGCGTCTACTTCCTTAAAAACGGGTTTAAAAACATGGTCATATTTGTCATAAAGCTTTAACTTAGCGTCGGCTTCGTTCTCCGCTTCTACCGTATCAGTGATAGGATAGAAGATACCGATGGCGTCTTTTTTACGTCCAGTAAAAGATACTTCGTAAAGCTTAGCTACTTTCTTAGAAGCACTCTTTTCTTTAGCAGACTTCTCATCCCTTTTCTCCACAGGGTCTTTCTCAGCACGAGCCAGTATTTCAGGAAAATCTGGCTTCGCTTTCAAAGCTTCGCCGATAGCGGAAATGCCTGCCTTAATATCAGAGGTCTCTGGATTAAATTCTTCTATTTTCTGACGAAGACGAAAGTTCTTACGCTCTTCATTGTCTTTAGGCATTTCATATTTCTTAGGAGTATAGATTTTCTTTTGGTCTTCGGTAGCTGTCGTACCTTCTTTAGTTTCTAAACCGAAGGCATTGCCTTTACCTTCAGAAATGGCTTTGCGGTCTTCGCCAAAAATCAGAGTGGCCGTCTTTTTTGAGGAACGCTTAAATCTATCCATAAACGGTCTTTTCGGAGCAAAAGACGGGTCTCCCGTTACACCTACATCTTCTGGTGAAATGTTTATAAAAATTCCTGCGATATCGTGAAACATTGCTGCCTCTTGCTTCTTATCTACCGGCGTTAGCGTCAAAATGCCGTCCGCATATTCCACACCTGCCGAGGGATAATCAATTTTGTAACCCTCAACCAAGCCATCCACGTCATCAGTTTTAATTGATTTAACCCGGTCATCATTGACGTAAATAGATACCTCCGTCATACCTTGAAAATCTTGTTCCCCTACCTGGGCGTAAGGAAGCTGTGAAGGAATATCTTTACTCTTTTTAGGTGCGGCTTGTTTCAGGTATGCCTTCACTTCGACCTGCTCTTTAAGGGAGGCTTTGTCCAAGAAGGAGACGATGTGGTCGTTACCCTGGGCCGTGGCCAATACTTTTAACTGAGCAATACTGGCGTCGGCTTTTCCAGCGGTCTTAACATCATCTAAGAATCTGCGATGAGAGAATAATAGCATTTTGTTCCTCCACTTTATATATTAGTATTGCTCGTCAGGCCAACTACCTTTAACAGAGCAGTTTTGTTTTCGGGGGTAAGGCTTACATCAGCACCGGGTAACTTCTTGAACAATTCATCAAATACTGCTACCTTCTTATCATTATCCAAAGCTTCTCCGCCAGCTTGTTCCAAACGATATTGGAATTCGGAAGCAAACTCTTTGTTATCAGCAAATATGCCGATATCCACTAAACAAGTTTCACCAGAAATAGTGGCTACGCCATCCTTAACACTAACATCCTTTTGCCCACTAAGCATAGATAAAGCCGTACCTTGTGCCGTCTGCTCCATCTCTTTATACTCTTCAACTGCTTCTAACCCTACAGTAGCTGAAGAATCGTCTCTAACTGAGTAAAGGAAGGTAGAACTAGGCGGCGCAGGAATCTCACCACTTGGGTTTTTGTTAGTCTCTATCGCAGAAGCGACTAATATCTTAGCCACTTCTTTATCAACTGATCCTAATATCATGTCAGGAACTCTTGTATTCTCTACTTTAAGCGGATCATTTATCTCACGAGAAACTGGCTGTCTACCAAATAGCTTTTCAAATTTAGCTTTCATCGCTTCTCTAACCACACCAGCATACAGGTAAGCGGTATCTGCGTTTGGCTTCTCCGAATATACTGTAAACATGCTTACCTCTTTATTAAAAAGGGGCGAGTGGTATCCCACCCACCCCTATGGTTTTCAATTTACTTACTAATTATGCGTTAGACTGTACCCTCTTCAAGCCCTGGCCTCCCAGAGTTTTCTGCCTCAACTTCTGTTCACGCTTGGATTCCTTGAGTTCCATCTCTTCATAACGCAAATCGAAGTCGTTAGGCCTATCATCCACTCTCAACGTCCCTGGTGCGTAAACCGCCTTCTTCGGAGGTATGAAATTCATACCTTCGTCTTCTGAGCGCAAACTCACCAAAGCCTTCTGTCCTGCGATACCTGGGATATTCATAGAAGCGCTTCTTAAACCACGGCTTCTATTAATTTCCATCGGTGTATAAAAATCCGTTAAAGTCACTACTTCCCCAGGATTAAGAGACAATCCCCTGTCGTCTGGGTTGTTTCCATCTCTTAAATCAGGAAAGACCAGAATACTGTCTGACCTATTCTGGACTATTTTGTATCGGGGTTCTACTTGCGCTCCTACTGGATCAGCAAGCTTGGCGTTAGGATTGCCCTCGCCAGTATCCCGCTCCGATAACTCTTTCTGGCTACGCGCCTCTTCTTGCTGACGCGAAGCTAAATCTGCTTTTTTCAAAACTTTGGCCTTCGGCGTAGAATCTACGTTAAGGTCAACATCCAGGCCATTTCCGCCCTGGTTAGCGGTCTGAAGAGCTACTTCCGCTATCGCGTTTTTGCTCTGTGAATTCTGCATTTCATTACCTCCTTAAGGTATTTTGCAGTTTATTAGTTAAAAGAAATCTGGCGGGTTTTACCCCGCCAGACTCTCGGTTGTATCGCGCTACTAAGCACAAACTTAGTTCGTGCTGTCGAAGGTGCCCTTCGCCACGGCCTTGCCGTTATGGACGGTCATCGCCAGATACTCGTAACCTACGAAGCCCAGCAAGAGCTGGTCAGGTAAGTCAGCGGGGATCACGTCTACGTCACGACGAATAGGAGTCCAAGCGGTGAACTCGGGTTCGCTGATGATGTAAAAGGTTCCAGCGGTCACCTGGTCGTTGACATAAATGTCAGCGTCCCAGATGCTACCAAGATAACCAGACTTGCGAATTTCTTCACGAGCCACGTTATCAATAGTAGTATAGTCCCAACGTCTGATGCCCTGCATTCCAAAGGGGCTCATCAGAATGCTCTTCACACGCAAACGCCATCTTTCGACCTGGCTAAACGCCTTAGCAAGCGCGTCTTTGGTCAGGTAGGTGGTGATGGTGATTGTGGTGTTGACCTGCTGAGAAGCGGTTTCCAGCAAGCTGAAGCCATAAAGGTCTTCCCGCAGAGCCATACCCTGTTCGAGACGTTCCTTCACACGCTTCATGACCTGATAGAGGCGCTTGTACAGTTCGGAATATGGCACTTTCGGACGTACCACTATTTCGAAAGGTTCCAGCTCGGTGCGTTCCACTTCGACTTCGATAAGGCGAGTCGTACCATTGTAGCCGATTTTAACGGCGGTAAACTCTTCAATATCGTTATCGTAAATGACAGGCATCCCGTCCGGCCAGCCTTCAGTCACGCTGAACTTACGGTAGATACCGATATAGTCCAGATATTTACGAACAGGAGACGCTAGGTTGGCCGCAATTTTGTGCAGGCCAGTAGGAGACTTCATTGCAGACTGCAAATCAGCTTCCTTCCTCAGCATCGCCGCTTTCGTTGCTTCTCTTTTCAGAGACGCGGTTTTTGGTTGTAGCATGTATAAACCTCCAATAGGTTAGTTGTTGTTGTTGGCTAATCTTACCTGAATATCAGAAATAAGATGCCAGTTTATTTTTAATTTTAATTTAAGTTGTAACATTTTTTCATCAGTTAAGAGTATTTACCTTAGCTGTGTAACATATTTAAAATCAGCTAAGGGTAAATCCCCTTTAGAAACTCTTTCAATTCCTTCGCCAAAAAGATTACCTTCTTGACACGAATCCGACTGATTATAGGGTTCGATTACCTTTTCATCTTCCAATGAAACTAATGCCTTATGCCCATTATTTGTGGGTACCAGACAAGACGCTGTGAGCGTAGGCTGTTTTTGGCAAATCCTAAATTTAGATTTAAGCCAAAGAAATGATTTTCTTTTCAAAGCAACAGACTCAGATCGTGCTTCAAGCGTCACCAAATCTTTTAACTCTGAAATACTCACCACTACTTTATCTTTTATTCCTAAACCCATACGGCCAATAATCATTGCCGCCGCAGTATGAATAGAAATAGAATACATAGTCATATATTTTAACTTACCAACAATACTAGTATAAGCTGCTGGAACTTCTATAACTTCAACACCAAATCTATGCGCCCTAGATTTAATAGCATTTAGCATACGACGCCAAGCAAAATTATTTGCCATTCTATTAAATTTTTTTGATTTTTTCTTTTTACCAAAATTCAATTTTTCTACAACAATAGGCTTTTTATAAAGCAAAGCAAAATCAACAACTTTTTTAGCTATTTCGTAAATAGAATTTGTCCTTTTTTCTTTTTTAGAAAACTGAATTGAGGAATCTCTAATGTAAATATGCTTTAAAAGATTTCCAGAAAAGTCTAAGTTTACTAAAGCAACACCATCAGGATTACTATCAACACCAATCGCCCCTTTTTTTATATCTGTAATTATTTTAGAGGCATACTTATAAGAAACTATTACCTTAAAAGTATCGCCCCTAGCTTCGAGCCTAACATCATAACAATTAGAAGGAAAAGATTCTTGCAACCACAATTTTCCAACTATCCAAACACCATATTTTGAGGGATCATTAATATAAATTCTATTTCCAATTATTCTAATATTAGGATTCCCCCCACGAAAAGCACTACTATCTCCGCGAGAATATAGCTGACTATTTCTAATAAAATTCCATTTCTTTTTAGATATTTTTCCAGAAGCAAACTCTTTCCATACTCTTTTACCACCAAATACAGCATTATCTCTAATTACTTTTTTTGCCTCAAATACTGCATCTGAAACATATCTTTGATTAAGCATCTCCATATAATTTTTCTTACAATACTTTCTAACATCATTTCCAACTAAAGCATGCTTATGCATAGCTTGATATGCGGACCTTTTACAAGAACAAAAGGCCTTCATAAGGGAGTGTATCCTTTTTCTATCTATTTCTGAAAAAGAAGCGACCCCGTGTATTGCTTTTCTAATAGTTTCCATAATTGTTTTAATAGTATGGCAGAGGAATTAACTCCGCCACACTAAATGTTTACTTTCCGAACTTAGAACATCTGCACGGTCAAGCTGGTAGTTACACCACCAGAAACCGTTCCAACAGCCAGCACTACGCCACGAATGGTGTTGGAGCCGTAGCTGTTTGACCACTGACCAGCGGCGGTCGTCAAACCGATACCGATAGCATTACCGATAGCGTAGGTCGCCGTTGAATCATATGGATAAGACGCTTCCACAGGATTGGTAGCAGACTTTTCCAACGTATAGATGCCTGGGCCGAAGTAGTAGGTAACGGGGTTACCAGACTGATCACCCTTGAGTCCATGAGTATCCGTGCTACCATTAGCATAGATACCGATGTAGCCAGAGGCACCGTTGTCGGAGTAGCAACGAGCTACTGCACCAGCGGAGTTGATACGCGCAGGAGCGCCACCCGGATAACCGCTCTGATGGGCGGTAATATCGCCGTCAAGCGCACCGTATTTCAGCACGAAAAGTTTTACTCTATCTAGAGCCATAATAAATCCTCCTTATAGGATTTTAAGTTAGTAATAGGTTCAATTAGTTGTCGTCAAAGAAAGTTCCGTTTTCAAGAGAGCCAGACGCTTCTGAACCTTCTGAGGCGTCTACCAACACTTGACCACGATTCGTCATCGAAGCCTGTACTTTACGAATTGGGCGTTCTGCTATGGAAGCCGTAGTTACCTGCGACTCCATATTAGCGATCAGCCGTTCGAAAGCATTAAACTCCGCTGGCGAGTTAGTATGCAGTTCAGCCAATACCGTCATCTGCTCTTCGCTCTGGGCTTCGGATATTGCACCTACTTTGAGAGCGCGAGCCACTAAATCCTTTGCTTTAAACTTCGCCAATTCTCCCGCCATCTTCTTATTATGACCTGAAAGAATCTGTATCTTCTGAGCATAAATACTGAGCTGAGGATTAACTTTCTCTTCGCCAGTAGTTGAGCTATAGCCCTTACTATTCTGATCAAGACCCTTCAGCTTAGAAGAAATGCTTTCTGAGGAATCTGGAGCCTTGGTAGTAGCAGAATCTACTGGAGAATCCTTAGTAGTCGTAGTAGCCACTACTTTGGAAGCTTTAGCTACCGACATCGAAGGATTGACCTTTTCTTCTTTAGCAGTAGTGCCGTAGTCTTTACCAGACTGATCCAGACCCTTAAGCTTAGAAGAGATGTTTTCGTTAGCATCTGGTTCCTTATCACTTTCGCTCTGATAAGTGTAGATGCTCTTTCTCACGAACTTCGCACCTACTTTACCAATAAAAGCCTTGGCCGCTTCTTCGGTGTCAAATTCCTTAGTCTCGTTATTTACAGTAGTAACCGTAAACTTACCAGATTCAGGATTGACGCCAATCAGATTGGTTTCTGACTTAACGGTTACGTCGCCTGAGTTAGGAGCCAGCTTTTCCTTAGTCTCTTTAGGAGCATCTGGGGAAGTAGCAGGCGCTACGTCAGCTACCTTCTTGCCACCATTACGCATGATGGAGACTGCTTCCTTAACCTTATCAGCTAAAGAACCAGCCTTAGAAACTACGTCGGATTTCTCTTTCTGCGTTCCGCCTTTATCCACTACATCCGACTTCACTTCTTCTTTAAACACTGGTATTGCGGTTTCCGCACCCATGCGCTTGATAGTGCTGGCCAGATATTCCTTCTCTACGCCACCGATAGTAACCATTACCTTATCACCATTAATGGAAGCTACGGCTCCTACCGAGCCATCAGGAAGCACTACTTTATCGTTAGCCTTTACCTCAATAGAAGCCTGAATGCTGGCTTTCTTCTTAGCTAAATAAGCTTTAAAAGCCTGACGACGAGCGGCCATCTTGTCTTCAGCTTTTGGAAGTTCATGTTCCTTCTTTTCTTCGGCGGGAGTTTCCTTGGCTTCGTGAGCAGGAGTCTCTTTGGCTTCCTGAGCAGGAGTTTCTTTACCTGGCTCAACAGCCTTCAAATCCTTTACCACTTCTTTAGCAACTTCCTTACCCAAGTCCTTGCCAATTTCCTTCACTTCTTTGGCTACTTCAGGAGCTAGCTTATCCGAGGTCTTTTTAGAAGCTTCGGCTTTAGCAGGTTCCTTGGCTTCGAGCTTAGGCGCTTCTTTAGTAGGCGACACTACTTCTTTCTCAATAGCTTTCGCTACTTCGTTCCCGATTTCCTTAGCAACTTCCTTAATATTGTCAGCGATCTCAGGAACTAGCTTGTCAGCCATCTTCTCGAAAAGAATAGCTTTCCTCTCAATCATCGCCTTTTTCTTGGTATCCTTTTCCTTGCCAGCCAGCTCATGAAGCTTGATAGCCTGAGTAATCAAGGAATTAGCTCTTACCTTCTTAGAAGATTCCGTAACTTTCTGAGCGGGGGCCGCTGGAGCCTGTTCTGGCTCTTTAATCTGTGCATCTGATTCATGACCCTTCTCAAGCTGTTCCAAACGAGGACTAGCCGCCGTCAGCTCTTTCTGTAAATCGGCCATGTTATTTAGCGCAGTAATTCCTTTATCCAGCTTAGCTTTAGTAGCTTGAAGTTCGGAAATCTTAGCACGAACTGAAGCCAACTCTTTCTTTCCCGCGTCTTCAGTCAAAAGCCCTTCTTTAGCAGATTTGAAAATAGCGACACGCTGTTGTATCGCTTTGCTCAAAGCCTGTGTATTAGCTTCTATTTTTGAAGCAAAGCTAAGCTTCGTCGCGTCAATAACCGAACCAATGCTCTTGGTTTCGTTCGCAGAAAGTTTCTTTCCCGCTTGTTTTACAGTAGCCATTACACGGCTAGCAGTTTCTAAATCAGCCAGTAGATTATGAAGCATGTTTCTACTCCTTATTGTAAATTACTTGTTAAAATCTATTTTGATAACGACAATTTTTAAAGCTAGCCGCTCTTGCTTCAGGATGTCTCTCCATATCAGGGACATTATTGATATCTTCAAGGTCTTGAATATCCTCTGATTCCATTTCAGCCGGGTAGTCAATTACTTCAACACCTTCCAAACTTACTTCTACTGGCTTATCTAAGCCGTCAATAGCTACTAAAAGACCGCCATCAATCTCCTCGATTACGACCGCATTTACTTTTTCATCTTCATGTATGCAACTGATGTAAGTACCACGAGGAAATTCACCAGATTCCAATTCCTTAGTAGACTCTTCTTCCGTATACTCTTCTTTCTGCTCATTGAACTCATTTTTATTCTCAGTAACTACTTCGGGTACATCGCCAAGCATTACATACTTATCAGGATTATAACTGACGGCAGCAGGCGGATTAGGATTCATCTCTATGTAAGCCGTCTTCTTAGTGGCAAATACTTCCAATAACTTAGCGTCTTTGTCCGCGCCTTCGCCACCCGCTTTACCCCCAAGCTTTCTTGGCAGAATCAAAGAATCTTCAAAGAAAGTAAAGTCGCGGTTTATTTCAAAAGGAATCAGTGTCATACCGCCTATAACTATCTGACGCCCCTTCATGCTATTTCCCTTCTCATCATACCTGCCATACTTATTCACTGGCAACATATGCTCACAAAAATCCTGCTCAGGAGGAAGTTCGCCAGTAGCTACGTTTCCGCAGACGGAGCATATTGCCTGCTGGACCATCATGCCCATCGAAGTACTGTCCACTGCGCACTTTAATATTGCATCCGTCAAACCCTCTTGGTATTCTTCCAAACTTGCTTTGGACACAAACCATAGATTTTCTACGTAGGCTCCTTGAGTCAAAAACCCTGCAACATCTTCTAATAATTTTTTCCTATCAGAAGTCTTTACCAATTTATTATTCTTAGCAAATCCTAAAATATGATTGAAGAATGCTTCTTTTACGCAACGTTCAGATAATACTGCCAAAGTATCCTTTACAGGAAGCAGTGGTAATTCTATTTCATCACGGAAAGAAGAGTAGCGAATAAATTCTGAATCCAATACACAACCTATAGAAGTTCCCGCCAAATGATCTACCGAAATGTTTTTTCCAATAAAAGAAGCATAGCTTTTATCCAGCTCATTATATTCTGCGGCGTCAAAATTTTGGTTTGGCCCATGAAACTCAAGTGCGGATATTGCTCGATTCCTTAAATAGATTCCTGAGTCTGGATCATAATCCAATTCAGCTAATTTCTTAGTGGCTCTTTTAACCAATCCCTGGCTATTAGAATAAGGCGATAAGCCAGCTAAGGTAGCCGACGCCTGAACAATTTTAGCGGAGCCGATGGCTCCAAATCTTAATAGCATGTTATGCTTTTATCCTTTTATTGGCAAGGTGGAGGCACCCCACCCACGCAACTAACTCGGTTCTCATTCAATCCAGGGAGTACACTTTTGGGGGAATCTTTGAGAATTATTTTGCCTTTAAAGAGAAAAGGCCCAAATTTTCAAAATTTAGGCAGTAGCAAAATAAACGAAATCAGCCAAATAGATAGAAAGAGGCTAACTTAACCTAAGCGGTCCACCAGTCCGAATATGAATAATCCCTTGCCTGCCTTTCCTGATCTTCCACTAAAGCGTCAGTTCGCTTTTGTTGAATCCAAACCTTTAAAGAGGCGAGCAAAGAAGTAAGCGTTGCGTCACCCGTGATGCTGGCCAGAGGAATTAAAACCGAAAGTGCACTAGCTACCGCGCTTAAAATACCTTCAGGGATAGCGCCTACAACCGCCTTATAGCAGTCGGCCTTCACTACCAGAGCCTCAACCTCTTTTAGGGCTTCCTTAACGTCCGTAGCCTCTCTGGTGAGGCTTGCACGCTTGCACAACAACTGTAATTTACGCATATTACTCCTTCTTTTGCTTCTTTTCTTCCGCTATCTTAGCCGAAAGCTTCTTCTTGGCAGAATCCAAGGATTCCCCGCTTGCAACGGCTTGAATTTTACCTGTCCCAGTTTTCAAGAAAGCCATAAATCCTCCTAATTAATTAAAGTTTTCTTTATTAAATTGCTGATCAATTACTTCATGATTACTGATGTTAACAAGCGTCATCAATCTTAGTCCATTATCTGGTTCACCATTTTTTTGCAGACTCCAGCAATATAGGCTATTAGACCGAATTTCGAGGGGGGCTATTATCCTATCTGACGAAACCCCGTCTTTATTGGTATAAGTGATATGCATTGCATTTTGTCTCTCAATACAGTTATTCAAGTCGTCTAATAGAACACCAGTAGGCGTGAATTCAATAGCCATCTTAATTCCCTTCTACCCAGCTCGGCATACCATACTTTTCAAGTAAGGTAGTCTTCTTAAGTACTTTACTATCTTTAACAATAGAACCTTTAGGATTATCTATGGCACTCCTCAAAGCTTCTTGTATTTTCAGCTCTTGTTCTATAGTTAATTCACAATCATGTTTCTCACAAACTAGAACTCGGTCTCCTAAAGTAGAAGACGATACAAATTTACCGTCTTCAATAGTAAATTCAATACCACATATAGGGCACTCTAGTAAAAAGAGTGTTCTACAAAGGTTTGAGCCCGTTCTAATAATTGTTGACACTAATTAAACCTCTAAACCAGCTTCTCCAGCTAATGCTTTAATTTCATCTAATTTTGGCTTAACTTCCGCCATTGATCCAAGCAAGGTAGATATTTTATCTGAAACAGACTCCCAAGCACTCTTAAGCGCATTTAAAAGTCCTAAGCCAAAAGATTTAACAGTATCTAATACATCTGCCTGCTTAATTGAAGACGCTTTTGGAACATACTCTTTAACCTTTTTAGGCATATCTTGTGGAACTGGAATATTAACTAAGCGTCTGCGAATTGAGTCTCCAGCTATTTCAATAGCTTTTACGGCGTCGTCAAATTGCTTTACGATAATCCCCGCTACTTCAGGAGAAGCAAAGGCTTTAATCTTTTCAAGTAAAATTTGTTCTCGTTTAGCAGGCGTCGGTTTTGCTCCTGATACTAACTGTTCGTAGATACCAAGAACAGTGCTATTAGATTCAAGCAATACTGGTCCGACTTCCGCAGTAAGAGATTCAACAGCTTCTCCTAATTTGTTTTTATAGTCATTCATTTCTTGTGTAAGTTTAGTCTTACCTTCTTTAACCTCTAATTCCTTAATCTTGTCTGCTACCTCAGTTCTCATTTCCGTAGCTTTAGTTTCGATATCCTTTAATTTAAGGGCGCGGTCATTCATTGCCTTCAATTGGCTATGAACTATTTCCGCTGACTCCAAAGGCATTACCTTATAATCCTTCCATTCAAAACCTGAAGGCGCTTTGTCCATAGGTTTATCATAAGGCTCAAGCTTTGGCTTTGTTTGCGTAGCTTCTTCCGCCACTACTTCAAGCAGTGCTTCTTTAATAAGACTGATCTCCTCAAAGCCTTCAGCTAATCCTGCTTTGATTAATTCTAAATTTGTCATGATTAAATCCTTTTAGTTTAATTGTTATCAAGAGGGTTTTTAACGATCTCATCCAGAGAAGCCATCAAATTAAGGTCGTCATTCGCCTGTTCGTAAGCTTCTTTCTTACTCTGAATATCGGAGACGGATTTACGTTCCTTAGCTTTAGGTGCCTTCTTTGCCTTCTCTTCGGTGCTTTCAGAAGCACCCGTCATATAAATGTTACCCTCGGCATCCTTATAAAGGTCTTCGCCAAAGAAGTCAAAAGCATAGCCACTACGATCATAAGGATTAATAAAAACCAGACCGTTTTCCTTAGCTAAGTCTCCAGTCGCCACATTGAGATAATCAGCATCTGGTTCTTCACCTTCATCAATCGTAGCACCTGTTAATGCTTCATAATCCTTAGCTTCCCACTTGTTTGTCCAAAACTTCAAAACCAATTTAGCAATAGTACTGTCCGTGCTTTCAGGATAAAGAAGATAACAACGAGAACCGCTCTGCATATCAACGCCATCTATAACATTATACCCTCTCTTAATAGAGCCACTCTCTATTTCAGAATATGGTATCTCATTTTTAAGGGATTCTCCATCACTTGACTTAATCTCTTCTGGTAAAGTATTATAAACTTCTTCGCTATTATCGCCCTCTGAAAACTCTCTCAAACCGACTGGCCCATTATTTACATCCCACTGCGCCCAACGGAAAAGGAATTCAATCTGCCGAGGAGAAAACTGCTTTGTCGCCGTCTTCAAAGAAGCATACTTTCCTTCCTGATCTATATTAAACCATTCTCCATCTTCTAAATGAAAAGTAATTGTTTTAGCTTCATTATCCGCTACGTCTACTATATCTAAAACATTGCCCCAAGATGGTTTATTTTCAAACCAATCAGGATTAGTAGCATCAGAAATATTTCCATTTTCAAAGACTGCCTTAAATTTTTCTTTGTCTTCTTCATGAGTAGAATAGCCCGCTGTCTTCTTAGCCCCTTTAACCTCTTTAGGAACTTCTACGTCATCAATCTTATCTACTTCGTCTTCAGAAGTAACAATACTACGAGGCTGAATGTATTCTGGCAGATTTTCGCTTATGATAAATTTGAAGCCAGAATCGGATAAAGTCTTATTCAATTCCTCAATTATCGGCAAGTCTTCTTTCTCAATCAAGATATCTATGCAATCCCTATCAGGCTTTACAGTAAATCTACGGTCTTCACGATAAAGAAGGCCAGCATCTTTCATAGCATTCAATACCTCAGTATAGCTTCCATTGGTATGCCCTGCTTTTGATTCAATAGTAACCCTGATATCATACTTATCAAATATCGTAGCTACTTTCTCCAAACGGTCTTTATGAAGTCTGGAAAGAGGAAGTTCAAATCCTGCCTGTTTTAATTCCCCAAAGTCGGTTGAAAAATCTTGTCCACGAACACGATTGTTATTTGGCATATTCTCTCCTAGTTAAATTTTCTAATATTGGAAGGGGTCTTGAAGCTCAAATACATCCTTATAAAAGTGCGGGTGTCTATCATCTCCATCTGGTTTAGCTTTTCCTTGGTTATAAGGAATCGCTAATTCTCTATCTACTGGCAAGCCCGTCTGCTCAGACGCTATTTCCTGCTCAGTTTGATTACCCGCCAAAGCCTCTCTTATAGCAGATAAACACTTCTTCATAGAACCTACTACATCCCCCTCTTCATTTAAAGGAGGTAGAGGCTTATCTAAAGGTACATTTTTCTTAGGCATAGGAAATTCATCTAAATTTTTATAAGCACCTGCTTCAATTATTTCCTTAGCTTTTAAAGCTATATAAGGTCTTGACCTAGTTTTCAATAGCCCTCTAAATAGAAGCTTTCTAACTGCTGACTCTATATCAGAAGAATCAGCAGTACCACTAAACTTCTTATAATCTGGCCAAGTGAATTCTATGTTATATTGCATTAGTCCTAACCAGTTTCTTCTTTCCGTCTTCGCCAGCCTGCAATTTCCAAATAGGGTCGTGTTTGTCAAAGTCCCAATTTCCTAAGCGAGCGGCCTTCTTTTTTAGACGAGCGATTGGGTTATTTTGTAACCCACTTAGGATACTTTTTGACCCGTAAGTAGGATTAAAGTTTAAATAAAGTCCAGTAGTCTCTTCAAACAAGGGAATCAATCCATCATTGTAAACGCCACTTACTTCCTTTACTATGTTTAGATCAGTACCCCTAATACGCTTGAAAGTAACATCGTAAGTATCTAAGCCATTCAACACTATTTCTACTAAATTAGGTTTACCCGCCCCTTTGTTTGGAAACTGAAAATACACACCACCCCTCTGTTTATTAACTATCACAAAATTCTTTGCGCCAAGCATCGCCTGTAGCTTCCCAATTCCCCCCATCTGCTTGCATATCTCCATCGCTACGGCTTTAGCTTCTTCCGTCTCTACGTCGGCTACTTTGCTTAAATTAGCTTTCTTCTTTTCAAGCCTCTCTATATCCAAAGACGCCTGTTTTACTAATTGGCTACCGTCTACCCCAATAAGAGTACCATCATCAAACTGTACATTTACTTCCCCACTATCACCAAAAGTACGTTCAACAGTTCCTACTTGTCCCAAATGCTTATCCAAAGTGTCCCGCCAAGAAAATTGTTCTGTAGTATATCCTGCGTGTGGAGGGACACTACGAGAATGCTGTTGTAAAGCATCCTCAGCTAACTTAACCTGATCTCCCGCCTTCAAACCATGTGGGACTTTTTTACTAAGAATAATTTTCTTATGATTAAGCCTCTTAATAGCTACCATGCTAGCCAGCTTCTCTACCCCAAAGGTTTTAACCATATTACCAAACTCAGCTATTTGAGCATCAGTTACACCCGCGACCGTGGTAGTAGCTTTACCTTCAGCATCAAAAGAAATGGAGCCATTTGTTAACGTAAAAATAGTACCCCCATTATCCATCTTAACTGACGTAACTTCCAAATCCGAAGCCTTGAAAGGAAGTTCGCCATAATCTAAGCTCTTTCTTACAGGACTCTTGATAGCTATTTTAGTTGCTTCTACATTAAAGCCTTCCAGCCAGCCCTTCTCTTTAGCATAAGCTAAAAGCTTTGGAGACACCTGAGATTCGTCCCCTTCAACTGTATTCACGATACTTTCCAAAGCTTTGTCTACGTCCTTAAACGCATCTATAGCATCATCATAAATGCCTTCTTCTATTGGCGACAGTCCTTTAATTACTTCGTCTTGAGAAAGGATAGCTACTTTAATCGAGGCTTTAATGTAATGCTCATTCTTATTAGGCACCATAGTACGAGTCCAGTAACTAGCTTCAGGATACTTTTCTTTCACTAATTTATCTACTTCTTCATCACTAAGCTTACTGCTTACATAGAAATCAGCTACCATATCCTTGTCATCAAAGACGTAAACTACTACTTCCCCTTTTAAGGCAGTTAAGAAGCTATGTACCATTTCACGACGATCTGTGCCTTCATCAAACTTATTAATGTAGTTCGTTTCTAATT